ATGGCAGTTCAAACAAGTTATCAGGAAACCATCCGCCCGGCCGTCGCAGGCCAGATCGCAAACACGGAAGGCGCGGTGCTGATCTCGCGCACCGTCGCTGACGCCGCCGGCATCGGCTTCGGCAAGGTCGTCCAGGAAGCCGCCGCCGACGGTTCCAAGGATGGCCAGTGCACCGGCGACCTCGATACCGCTGACATGGATGCTTTCAAATTCCTCGGCGTCACGGTTCGCGAGCGTTCCGTGCGCCCGGAGACCCCGAGCAAGTTCGCTCAGTACGAAAGCGCCCGCATCATGCGCAAGGGCGTGATCTGGGTCGAAGTCGCCGCCGCCGTGAAGGCCGGTGAGGACGTCACCGTAACGCTCGCCTCCGGCGTCCTCGGCACGGCCGCAGTCACGTCCGGCGTCGTCGCCATCCCGAACGCCCGGTGGGATTCGTCCACCTCTGGCGCCGGGCTCGCAAAACTCCGTCTCGGCTAATCGAAAGGAACCGATCAATGAACGTCAACTTCCAGTTCGACGCGCAGGCCGCGATGGGCTTTGTGGTCTCCCAGACCACTCACGTCGAGGCCGCCGTCAACGAGACCGTCTACCCGGATATCCAGTATCCGGCCCTCATCCCGGTCGACACGTCCGCGCATCCCTTCGCGCAGACCGTCACCTATTACAGCTCGGATAAATTCGGAGCAGCCAAGTGGATCAACGGCAATGCCGATGACATCCCGCTCGCCGGCACGGAACTGACCCAGCACAAGACCTCGGTCTATGCCGCTGGTATCGGCTACGGCTGGGGGTGGGAGGAAATCAACGTCGCCATGATGCTCGGCCGCAACCTCCAGAACGACGACGCTATGGCGGCCCGTCGTGCCTATGAGGAAATGGTCGATCGTGTCGCTCTCGCCGGTGATGCTGAAAAGGGCTTCGACGGCCTGCTCGACAACGCCGCCATCACCCCGGCCGCCGCCGTCAATGGCGACTGGGATGGCACCGGCGCCGATCCGGACTCCATGCTGGCCGACGTGAATGAGGCCATCCTGTCCCAGGCGACTGGCACGCTCTACACCTCGGTCGCGGACACGGTCCTGATGTCCAACGGCAAGATCAACACGCTTGCCACGCGCCGCCTCGGCGACACGACCATGACCGTGCTGGAGTTCCTGCGCCGGAACAACACCTATACCGCCATGACCGGCCAGCCGCTGACCATCCGCGGTGTCCGTGGCCTGGAGACGGCAGGCGCCGGAAACACCGAACGTCTGATCGCTTACCGTCGCGATCCGCAGGTTTTGCGTTTGCATATCCCCATGCCGCATCGCTTCCTGCCGGTCTACCAGGACGGTCCGCTGCGGTGGGTCGTTCCTGGGGTCTTCCGCCTCGGCGGTCTCGACATCCGCCGCCCGGCCGAAGTCAAATATCGCGACGGGATCTGAGCCATGGCAAAGGTCACCTCCAGCCACAAGGGTCCGCTCGGTCTTCCGGGCGGCATCACCCTTCGCCCCGGCGTGCCGACCAACGTCGAGCGCTGGGGCATCATCAAGAACCACGCCGTTGTTCGCTCGTGGATCAATGCCGGCGTGATCGAAAGCGACGAGCGTCCCGACGAGCCGAAGGCGGCAATCTCTACCCCGGCCGATGACGACACCGCGGCGGTCGTCGACGACGATGCCCTCGCCAAGCTCAAGGCGGAAGCTAAGGAACTCGGCATCTCCGTCCACTACCGCTGGTCGGCCGAGAAGATCCAGGAAGAGATCGACAATAAGCTGGCGGAGTAACCATGCCCTACGTTCAGCCGACCGCAGAGACCTTCAAGGCCCGCTTCCCCGAGTATGCACCCGTATCCAACGCGCTGGTCAATCTCATCCTCGCGGAAGCCTTCGACGCGGTCGGCTCAACCTGGCTGGAGCGCGATCGAGCCAAGGCGCAGATGTACCTGGCCGCACACATCCTCTCCATGGAGGGCGAGCCCAGCCGTAGCACCACGGGGCAGGGCACGGGCTCAACGGGGCCGGTGAAGCGCTTCAAGGTCGGTGATGTGGAAACGGAGTACGCGGGTGCTGGCAGCTCTTCCGGGGCATCCTCGGGAGCCAGCGGCTACCTCCAAACCCAGTATGGGCGGATGTATCTGGAACTGCTTCGTAAGAACTTCCCGGCAGTGGCCGTCGTCTGATGGTCGTCACCGTCCGCATCAAGCGCCGCGGCGATTTCTCGAAGCTCGGCCGCAAGATCATGACCGCTATCACCGGGCCGAAGCAGGTGAAGGTGGGCTTCGTCTCCGGCGAATCCGATCAGGAGAATATCAACAAGGCCTTCTACAACGAATTCGGGACCAAGGGCGGTGCCTCCGGCGGCGGATGGGGCGGGCCTGTCCCCGAACGTCCGTTCATGCGCCTCGGCGTCAAAAAGACCAAGGAGGCGATGAAATCCCAGGTGGCGCCCGCGGCGAAGAGCATCCTGACCGGGCGATCGACGATGCGGCAAGCGCTGTCAAAGCTTGGGATCATGGGCCAGAGGGACATCAGGGACAGCATCGTAAAGCTTTCCTCCCCGCCGAATAGCCCCGTCACCATCGCGCTGAAGGGTTCCTCCAACCCGCTCGTCGACACTGGCGAGATGGGGAAAAACGTTTCGTGGAAGATTGACGAATGACCGCTGCCCTCGCGATCGACCATTTCGCAAAGTCTTACACGCTGAGGCGGCCAGCCACGGGCAGTTATGTCGACGGCCGCTGGGTCGAAGGCGGAGTACCGGTGGACAGCACCATCCGAGCTGCGGTGTTTGCGCCGGCGTTGAACGACGTGCTCCGCATGCCCGACGGCGACCGTACCCGCGTCGTCTGGTCGATCTGGACCCGCACGCAACTGCGCGCCTCTTCCGAGGACACGAAAACCAGGGGCGATCTCATCCAGGTCGGCTCCTCGTGGTTTCGGGTGTTCAAGATCGCCGACCGCTCGGAAGGCGGCTACTGCAAAGCCTATCTGGAGCGAGACGTTGAGAGAGACCGATCTGTTTCAAGCACTCCGCCCGTGGTTGATGGCGGCGACTGGCATTGAGGTAATAGAAGCGCACCCCTCGGCGCCGCGGCCTGAGGGTGAGTATGTCGAGGTCAACCTCATTGAGGCCGTCAAGCTCGCTCATGCCGTGACCTATCTCTACGAGGAAGACGACACTCCTGAGTCTGACGGGATTAAGGATCTGTACCAGGTCCCGGTTATCCCGTTCGAATGGCTCTATTCCATCAATGTCTATGCGAGCGATCCAGTCGACAAGGCACGGCAGGTGGTCACGTGGGCGTCGTGTGATGCTGGCGCCTTCCATCTTCACCCGCTCATCGCGCAGCCGATCGAGCGCATTCGCCGCCTTCCGGTTCTGATCGACGGGAAGTGGGAAGGCCGCGCCCAGTTCGAGCTTGCCATTCGAGGCTACGTCAAGCGCGGCGTCATCACCGATGGTGCCGGCAATGAAATCCAGATCGGCCGCGTGCCGATCGACGAGGTTCTGGAAGGCACGATCACGCTCGGCCCCACAGACCGACCCGGCCTTGTGTCGGGCGATTATCAAAAGCCAGAAGGAGATTAATCTATGGCTGTATTGCCCAAGAGCCGAGTCGTGGATGTCACGGTCACCCGGCAGGACAACTACCCGACCATCACCGGCTTCGGCACGCCGCTGATTGTCACCGACGAAACGCCCAGCGGCTCCGTCATCAGCGCGTCCATCCGCACCAAGACCTATGCCAGCATGGATGAGGTCTCCGCGGACTGGGATGCGTCCGATGAGGCCTACAAGGCCGCCAACACCATGCTTTCGCAGCCGGTGCGCCCGACCAGGATCAAGATCGGCTTCCGCCAGACCGATACGGGCGACGACATCGCGGACGAGTTGGACGCCATCGCGGCCTACGATAACGACTGGTATCAGCTCGTTTTCACCAAATCCATTCGCGGCGTTGACGCCGACGAAGATGCCGCCATTGCTTGGACCGAGAGCAAGAACAAGATCCTCTTCCTCGGCTCTGTCGACCCGCTGATGAAGGACCCGGCCGACACGACCAACGTCGCCGCCAAGGGCAAGGGCGAATACGACCGCACGGCGGTGTTCTACAACGCTGTGGCCGCAGAGTACCTTGAGGCGGCCGTTGCAGCCTATACCGCGACCCGGAACTTCGACCGTCCCGACACGGCCTATACCGCCAAGTTCAAGCGCATGCGCGGGATCACGGCCCTGAATGAGGCGTCCTCCGTCGTGGAGGCGATCACCGGCTTCGTCCCGGCGCTCGGCCAGAACACGACGACCGGCCATCTCGCGAACGTCTTCGTCAACATCGGCGGCTCGCTCATGCTTGTCGAGGGCAACGTTCTCTCCGGTGCATTCATCGACGAAATCCACGCCGCGGACTGGCTCATCGCGCGCACCCAGGAAGAACTGATCGGCATTCTGGCGACGAACGATCGCATCCCGATGACGGACCCAGGCGTCGAGATCCTGGCCTCGGGCGTTCGCGCCGTCATGAACCGCGCCACTGATGCCGGCCTGATTGCCGAGGACATCGATGACGAGGGCAACCTTGTGCGGTCCTATGAGATCACGCCGACCCGCGTCACCTCGATCTCGGCAGCGCAGCGGCGCAATCGTATCGCGCCGCCGATTTCCGGCCTCTTCCGTTACGCCGGCGCGTGCCATTACGCGACCGTCGCGTTCACGATGACCTTCTAAGGAGCCTGACCAATGGCAAACACTGCACTCACGATGTACAGCTATCTGAACGTCAAGGCGGTTCTGGCCGGCCGGGACGTGACGGGCCTTTGGGAAGGTGACGACGCGGTCGAGGTGGAAGAACGTTCCCAGGTCGCGAATGAACTCGTCGGCGCCGACGGTGCGGCGATCGTCTCCATCACGGCCGACCAGTCCGTCTATATCCGCATCAGGCTTCAGCCGAACTCGCCCATCCATCGGTATCTCGACCAGAAGTACCGACTGATGAAGAACGGCAAGCTCGACCCGATGACGTTCTCGGTTCGCGATACCGGCAATGGGGAGGGCGGTTCGTCCTCCCAGGTCGTTATCCGCCAGATGGCCACCAAACAGCTCGGCGTCAATGCTTCGGTCCGTGAATGGGAGTTGTTCGCGCAAGGTTGGGTCTGGGATACCCAGAATTACAACTGACGCCGTCTGAAAATTGCATCCACGACGTTCCTATGCAATCCTGCGTTATGCGGCTTGCATAGGAGGGGGCAATGAAGGGATGGATTTGGCTGATTGTCGGCGTCGTCGCGGTTGCGACCACTGCAATGGCACACGGAGGAGGGTGCCGAAAAAGCTCTCCTCCTGGCAAGTGCTGCCACATGGATAAGAAAGCAGGTGAAGTCCATTGCCATTGATTTTGGCCGTTGCGATTGCCTTATTGATGTCTCTGCCCGCGTCCGCGGAGGATGCACTCACTGGTCGCGCCTCAGTCATTGACGGCGACACGATCGAAATCAACGGCGAGCGTATTCGCCTAAATGGCATCGACGCCCCGGAAAGCTGGCAGCGCTGCCTGGACGGTGACGGTGGTGAGTATCGGTGCGGCAAAGAGGCCGCGTTTGCTCTAGACGAGTGGCTTGCCAAGTCCCGGCCGACGCGGTGCGAGTATGTGGAGCGAGACAGGTACGGGCGGTTCGTCGGAACCTGCTTCCGTGCCGACGGCTACGAGGTGAACCGCTGGTTGGTGGAGACCGGCAATGCACTGGACTGGCCGCGGTACAGCAAGGGCGCTTACGCAGATGCTCAGGACCGCGCCAAGGCCGGTAACCTCGGCATCTGGCGTGGGGAGTTTACAGAGCCATGTGTCGCGCGCGGCGAGCGAGCAAAGCGCAAGCCTAGCTGCTAGCCAAGCCTCCAATCCTTCTGGACAGATCGGCCAAAATTGAGCAGTTTCACCTCTTGTTATGGGGGGGCTGCCATGTTCGGAATATTTAAGTGGCTCACTCGACAAAGAGGTCGTGATGACGTGCAGCGAATTGGGATCAAAGTCGCTGGTGATCCTGATTTCAATGATCTCGGGCCGCCTCCCGAGAGAATAAGACTGCGCTTCGAAGGAAGTAACTCGTTACCCCACGATCTTGTCTCTGCCGCCGTGGACGTCGCGCCTATGTACATTCGCAACGGCGGAAGCATCAAGGGCTGCATCAGCAAGATTGCCGAGAGACTCCCTTCAGCTACAAAGGCCGAACTCAAGATCCTTGAAGAGGGCATAAGGCTGGAGGCGTTTCGAGCAAGCAAACTGCACGACCTTCGGCGAATGAAGGATGCGGGAATTACACACTGCATACTCAAGTCTTGCCGAGATGAGCGGAATACAGTCACAGAGAACGAGTTGGAGGGGAAGCGAATGACTCTCCTCCAGGCTCGCAAGCTGGTCGATAAATATGGCGACGAAATTGCCAGAAGCCATTTCGCGGGCGAGGTTAAGTTTTAATCGGCGTGATCCGACCATTTCAGATGGAGAGCAAGATGCTTCGAGAAGCGATTATTCGTTGGCTGCGGTTGGATGAGCGGTACAACCGTAAGACTTTCTCGGTCAGCCACGTCTGTAGGCCTATGACGGTCGACGAAGCAAAAAAACTCTTGGACGATATGCAGAGGATCTACGCACAGGCATACGATGGCGTCTTCCCGGTAGCTGGCGTCCAAGGAAAGGGAAGCCTTTAGTAGGGGAAAAGCCCAAACAGATCACTGACCGCTTCGTCACAACGCGCGGCATCAGCCGCATGCCTGCATTCAATGCTTTGTATCGCGGTCCTGGCATTGCTACGCTTCAACTTTCCAACCTCCGCGTCGGAAAGTCGCTCTTCCTTACCTTCAATTTCCCGCGTGCAAACATCGCCGTTGCAGACAGTCACCTGCGCTGACGCGCTTGCACATAGCATCGCGGCGAATGCCGCACTCAATAATCCAACCCGCATGGAGCCCTCCAAATGGCCGAAAAGAAAATCGGATCGCAGACCTATCGGGTAGAGAAGATGCCCGCAACGGATGCAACCCGCAACCTCATCCGGCTGACCAAGCTCGTCGGCCCCGGCATTTCGAAGCTTTCGGCCGTGATGTCGAAGAGCGAGGACGTACGCGATGCCGCGGCACTTACCGCCATCGTCGACATCCTCATGGGCTCCGACGCCGACGACCTGACGAATTTCCTCGTGGAGATCGCCGAAAAGGCCGAGGTCAAGGACGGGAACGCCTATATGGGCGTCATCTATGACATTCACCCCGCCGATCTTGTCGAAGCGTTTCAGCTCGTCGCCTTCGTGCTGCAGGTGAACTACCGCGATTTTTTCGCCGGAAAGCTGGCAGGCCTTATGTCAGCGGTGAAGCCGGCGGCCTGACGCCCCAACAGGTCGAGCGCATCGCGCCGACCTTGTCCGAAGAGATGTACATCTGGCGCCCGATCCTCGCCGATCCCCGGATGTGCGAATACATCGACCTCAACACCCGCCTCACAATCGATGATCTCGCCAACTTCCATGAGGCTCTGGACCTCAAGGAAGCCATCCACGAGCACGCCCGCAAGGAACAGGAACGGAAACGATGATCGTTGAAGAACTGATTGCCTTGCTGGGCTTCGACCTGAAGGGCGAGGAGAACCTTCGCCGCTTCACGGGTGGGCTTCAGAAGGCGACGGGCGTGCTGGCAGCCTTTGCCGCGCGTGCCGCCGTCTTCGCAGCCGCCGCGGCTACGGCGATTGGTGCCGGCGTCGGCAAGCTCGGTATTGATGCGGTCAAGGTGGGCTCCACTTTCGAAGACCTGTCTGCCACGCTGGAGACGATCGAGGGCAGTTCGGACAAAGCGAAGCAGTCGCTGGCATGGATTCAGGACTTTGCGACCAAGACGCCATATGACCTTCAGCAGGTATCCGAGGCCTTCGTCCGTCTAAAGGCGAACGGCCTGGAGCCGCAGGAGGGGCTTCTCCGTAGCATCGGCGATGCGAGCTCCGCCATGGGCAAGTCGCTCATGGATGGCGTCGAGGCCATCGCCGACGCGGTACGGGGCGAGAACGAGCGTCTGAAAGAACTCGGCATCAATGCGACCGTTGCCGGCCAGAAGGTCACCTATTCGTGGTCCCAGAACGGCAAGACCATGACGAAGACCGTCAAGAAGGATGCGGCCGAGATCCAGGCCGCGCTTCAAGGCATCTTCGATAGCCGCTTCCTCGGCGCGATGGAGAAGCGCTCCACGACGTTCTCGGGCATCGTCGCCAACCTGGGCGACATGTGGACGAACTTCCTGCTCCGCATCTCGGATGCCGGCCTTCTGAAATGGGTGAAGACGCAGTTCAAGGCTGTGCTCGATACAATCGAGGCGATGGTCGCCGATGGTTCGCTGGATGCGCTCGCGAAGAAGATATCCGACACGTTGGTCGAGACCGGAGAGGCCGTAAAGGCCCTGTTCAAGGGGTTCTCCGTCGCCGACATTGCTGATTTTGTGTCCGGCGCGCTGCGGTTCATGTCCGCGATTGGCCGTGTCGTGAAAAGCGTGCTCCAGGCTGTGACGGGCATTGGCAAGTTTGTCTCCAGCCTGCTTGGGCTAAAGTCTGCATGGAAGGGCGTCCTTATCGCTGTCGGCGCCGCCGGGCTGATCTTCGCGCCGTTTGTAACCGCAGTCGCAGCAATCATGCTGGCCATTGACGATTTCATCGCATGGCTCGACGGTCGTAAAAGCCTCATAGGTAAGGCGCTCGACGCCATTGAGGAGCTGTTTGCCTCGTGGGGCATCGATCTCGATTTGTCACCGGAAGCCATCGGGCGGGCCATCACTGGCGTCGTGGATAGCCTCAAGAGCGGTTACAATGAGATCGCCTCCGTCCTCTCCAGCATCAAAGATGCGATCGGCCGAGTAACCCTGACAGAGACGTTTCAGTCGTGGTCCGGGACATCCGAGCGGCTCGGCACGTCGATGGCCACCCTTGCAAAGGGCCTGGGTGACGCCGCTGATGCGCTGCTCAAGTTCTTTGCGTCTATCTCGCCAAACGGCTCTTCCGATAAGGGAGAGGCTGCACTTGCCACATTGGGCGGGTATCTGTCGCACATCACGAGCGGAACGATAACTGGCGGCCTGGAGGTTCTGCGCGGGGCATTCGAATCCCTCGCAAACGTCTTCTCGACCTTCGGGACGAACCTTTCCCAGTTGGCGCAGGGCGATCTTTCCGGATTCGTTCAAACGCTGGCCGAAGGCGTCCAGCGCCAAGGGCAGATCATCAAGGACACCTTCGAAGGTGTTGTTCGGGCGTTCGCCCCAGACTTCAACTTCATCGACGCATGGAACCGCGTCGTGACGTTCTTTGAGGAGTTCATTGCGAAGATCGAGGTCATCGTCGGCAAGATCGAGGCGCTCGCGAAGCGTATCGCCGACGCCTTCAACGCTGCTATCCCGGAACAGCCACAGTGGTGGAAGGATGTGTCGGACCAGAACCGGATCCGCGTCAATTCGTCTGAGGCGGGTTCGGCGATTGGTGGCATGGTGCCGCCGAAGAAGACCACCGGCGAACAAGCCATGCAGAACGTTGACAGCCTCCTGACGGCTATCGCTTCGGTGGCATCGAAGATCGAGAGTGTGACCGGCACGGGGGCGACCGATAAGGCCGTCGAGACTGTCGCCAACGACAACCGCGTTACCAACAACAACATCAGCATCTCGTCTCCGGTGACCGTCAACGCCACGACCAATGCCACGCCGTCCCAGATTGGCCAGGCAGCGGGTTCTGGCGTCCGCAGCGCCGGTGACACCGCACTCCGCAATCTCGCCGTAACGGCTAACCCTGGTGGTTCTGGACGATGATACTGTTTCCCCGAACCATCGGGCCGATACCGGTCGATGCGGTGATCTCGGAAGTTATCGAAAGCCGCCTTCGCATTACCGAGCTGCCGGTCGAATTCGGCGCCGACATCACCGACCATGCCTATGTCGAGCCGAAGCGCATCACGATAGAGGGCGTGATTGGCGGCTCCACGAGCCGCTCCAGCAGCGGGGGAAGGGCAGTAGCGGTAGCAGGCTGGCAGGCACTCAAGTCGCTTCAGGAAAGCCGCGTGCCGTTCACTCTCGTTTCCGGGCTGGACGTTCATCGCAACACCCTGATCGAGAGCATCACAGCCGAGCGTGACAAGGACTATTCGATGGTCCTCAAGTTCACGGCAGAACTGCGCGAAATCCAGATCGTCAGTTCCTCGTATTCGGCTGGTGTGTCAGGCGCTCCCGACGATGGGCAGGCGAAGAAGCTGACCTCGAAAACGCTCGGCACGACGGACACCGCCATCAAAGGCTCTCCCGATGTCATCCGGGGCGACATCTCGACCACGACCACGACGACCACAGCGACCACGACCGACACCGGTTCCATTCTCTATGGGCTCGTAAACTGATGGCGTCACTCTACGAAATCCCGGTGCTGGACGCCCCCCGTCAGGTGTTCTCGACCATCATCAACGGCCGAAAGGTCACGATCCGCATGCGGTATTCGTCAATGGCGCAACGCTACTCGATGGACCTGTCCATTGATGAGACGACTGTGCTGACCGGACGGAAGATGGTGGCGAACGTCGACCTTCTTGAGCCTTTCGATCTCGGCATTGGCAAGCTCTTTGTCGTCGGACCGAAAGACCATACCGTCATCCCGACCATGGAGGCGTTCGCGGCCGGCCAGGTCAAGCTTTACAGCTACGTGTGATCCATGGGGCAGAAATACCTTCGTATCGTCAAGGCCAGTTTCTCGGGCGGCGGCGGGAGCCTCGTCGTCACCGATCTGAAGATCGAGTTCGATATCGAAAAGACGATCTCAGGCGTTCCGAACGCGGGGACGGTGCGGGTCTATAACCTGAGTGCCGCTCACCGGCAGGCCGTCGGCAAGGAATTCGACAGCGTTCAGCTGGAGGCCGGCTATCAGGGCACAGGTACGGGCATCATCCTCAAGGGCAAAATCCGCGAGGTCTTTCATCAGCGCGATGAAACGAACGTCATCACGGAAGTGAAGGTCGGCGACGGCGACGAGGCCGAGCGCAAGGGATATGTCGCAAAGACATGGCCGACGGGTACCAAGGTGAAGGATATCGTTGAGGATATCCGACGCGAGGGGATGCCAGGGATCAGCCGCGGCGAACTCAAGGGGCTGGACGATCTGCCGACCACAAAGCGGCCGCTGACCTTGGTGAGCGGCACGCGGCGCGCCATGGACCAGCTTGGCCGGAGCCATAACTTCTACTGGAGCTACCAGAATGAGGCACTTGAGACGATCCCAGCCGACGGATACCTCGACCAGCGCGTCGTTATCTCCGCGCAGACGGGCATGATTGGTGTGCCGACGGTGACCGATAGCGGGATCAGTGTCCAATGCCTCCTAGACCCCGCGATCCGGCCGAACCGGCTGATCGAGGTGATTTCCGATGTCCTCGACATGAACGGGAAGCCCGGCACATATCGGGTCAACGGGCTCCGGTACTACGGCGACAATATGGATGGTGACTTCAACGTCGATGTCGAAGGGCAGACGCTCTCCGGTGGAAAGGTCTCGGGCTGATGGTCGGTGTATTTGGCCGCGCAAACCGGCGGGTCGGCGAGGATGTTTATGGCATGGTCGCCGAATCCGAGCGCAACGACGTTGCGACGGAACTGCCGGCCCAGGTGAAATCCTTCGACGCGAAGAAACAGCAGGTCACGCTAAAGGTTCTGCACAAGCCCGTCTTCAATGGGCAGGAGGTCGATTTCCCCGATCTCCTTGAGGTGCCAGTCGATCTCCATCGTGGCGGGGGCTTCGTCATGTCCCTCCCGATCAAGGAGGGGGACACTGGTATGGTCCGCTTTGGGTCGCGGGATCAGGATAATTTCCAGACCTCGGGAGAGGCCAAGGCGGCCAACACCCGCCGGTTCCACTCCTTTTCCGATGGCCGCTTCGTGCCGGGCGCAAGCCCAGACAGCAAGGCAATGGCTGACTACGACGCCGACAACTTCTATTTCGGGACCGACGATCACAAGAACGGGGTTCGCGTGACGCCGCAGGGGACCGTGGCAATCGAAGGCGCCGGAGAGAGCGCCTTCCAGATCATGGAAGACCTGATGACGATCCTTGAGACCAGCAACGATATCGAGGGGCCGGGGTTCACGCCGGGTGTGCGTGCAGCAATCGCGGCCGTCAAGGCTCGACTCGCAAAGATGAAATTTCGATGACTTACAAAGCGTTGTCACTCGATCTTACCACGCATGATCTGGAGATCACGAACAACTCGCTCGTGATCGTTACAGACGCACGGGCGGTGGCGCAGCGGGTGAAGCAACACCTTCGCCTGTTCGCCCGCGAATGGTTCCTCAATACCGAGGCGGGCGTGCCGTGGATCGAGTTCGTCTTCACCAAGCCTTTCGACCAGGCCACGGCCGAGGCGGTCATCAAGGACGCGATCATGCGCGTCCCCGGCGTGGTGGAGATCACCTCCTTCGCCATGGATTTCCGTCCTGAGCGGCGGCAGGCCGACGTCTACGATCTCCGGATCAGAACCGAGTTTGATGAAGAGGTGCTGGTGAATGTCTGATTATGGCGTCGTCCCGACAGGGTTTGCCAGCAAGACGCTCGACGTCCTCCTGGCCGAGATTGAGCAGAAGAACGTCGACCGCTTCGGTTCCGATATCATTCAGGACGAGCAGTCTCCCCTTGGCCAGTTCAACGGACTGTTTGCCGACACCCTCGCCGATGTCTGGGAAACGTTCCTCAATCTATACCAGTCGTTTGATGTGGACGGCGCCGAAGGGCCGCACCTCGACATCATCGGCAAGTTCCAGCGCCTGCAGCGTCTGACCGGCGAGCTCGACGTCGCTTTCCGCACGCGCATCACGAACGACGGCAAGACGGATATCAAGCTCTCGAAGCGGATCAACGACATTTCCGCCATCGACGGCGTCTCCTTCGCCTGGATCATAGAGAACTCCTCCCACGAGGCGAACAGCTACGGCATGCCGCCCCATTCGGTCGCTCACGCCGTCATCGGGGGCGACGATGAAGATGTGGCAAAGGTCATCTATGAGAACGCAATCGGCGGGATTGGGCTCTTCGGCGACTACCCGGTGTCGATCGAGGCCGATGGCTTTTGCCGGACCGTGCTTTTTATCCGCCCGATAGAGGTTCCGATCCGTGTCGAGCTTGATGTTCGCCACATCGCAGACGCGTGCCAGTGCGCGCCGCCGTCAGTAGGCACCATCACTCAGTTCGTCATCGACGCCTTCGCGGGAGAGTGCGGCTATAAGAACGGCGACACCGTGACGGAAGACCGGATCGTGGCCGAGACGGCCCAGATAGGGAATATGAAGATCGTGGACTGCCGGATTGCCAAGGTGGCGAATTCGCAGCCGGCGGCCTCAATCGCGACGACGATCTATGAGCGCCCCGTCATCATCAGCCCGAACGTCATCGTAAGGTACGTCTGATGGTTTGCCCCGATCCCGCGCTGCTGGTCGAGAGCAAGCTCGACAAGATCGCTGATGAATACCGTGAAAGCCCCAGGCTTCTCGGCTTCATCCGTGACCGCCTTGCCGAGCCGGCCGCCGTCAACGAACTGGCGTGCTCGCTCCTCGACTACTTCGACATCGACACGGCCGTCGGCGACCAACTGACCATCATCGGCAAGGCCCTTGGCTGGCCCCGGTGCCATTGCAGAGGCCAGCGCCGCCCGGTGTTTGGCTTTGCCTGCGAGGACGAGTGCGGCCCGCCGGTAGTCCCGATCGGCGGTTTCTGCGAAGCGGAATGGGATTGCGGGGATGGCCCGGACTATATCGAGTTCTGCTTCACCGACGACGAGCTTTACCGCGGCTTCGTAAAAGCCCGCCGTTGGGCCATAGCTGGCGATTACACCCACCAGGGTATCACGATGGCCGCGCGGGACGCTTTCGGCCCGCAGGCCACGATAGGCAAGGAAGGCAACGGGGTGATCGAGATCCTGACCGGCCGCCTTCTGACCAACATCGAAATCTCGATTGCTCACCTCTACGAGCAGGCACTTCCGATCCCGCCCGGCGTGCGACTGGACATCTCGCATTCCAATGGCCCGGCCTTCGGGTTCGGGACCGGGTGGGGCGGCTTTTGCAACGGCTACTGGCCGGTTCCGATCAGACTCGATTAACAACCTCACGAGGAAAACATGGCATTTCCAACGGACGGGCCGACTTGGGCCTCGGACGACGGCGCGGCTATTGACGTCCCGTCCTCCGCTGAAATCGCGCGCGGCTTCGACTGCGGCCTGGTCACTCCAGGGCGGTTCAACTACATCATCCAGGCGCTTCAGGCTGCTGTTGCCGCGCTCTCGGCCGGCAATTTCGTCTCCCAGCTTCGCAGCATCGCGACAACGGAAGGCATCAAGGGGGGCGGAACGCTTGAGAATGACCTGACGCTCTCCCTCGCGATCAACGATCTGCAGGCCGAAACGTCGATCGCCAATGACGACCTGATCGCGATCTATGACGCTTCGGCCGGCGCCCACCGCTCCATGACCCGTTCGGACTTCGTGCAGGGCCTTGGCGGCGACACCGGCGGCGGCCTGATCATCGGTGCCGACAATATTGGGACCGGGACGGGTGAATTCTTCTCCGGCGTCGACGGCGGGAACCTTGAGTTTCGCACGCTTGAGGCCGGCTCCGGCCTGAACGTCGTCATCGCCGGTGACAACGTTGTCGTATCGTTTGCCGACATGGGCTCCGCCCTGACTTTTGCGTGAGGTGAGACATGGCAGCTTTTTCCCCATCCGCTGACAAGCTCATCACCTCGGCAACCGGGAAGCTGGGCGATGCCCTCCCGGTTGATGGTCGCGACGTCCTCGCGCGCCTCCTGCTCGATCTCGGCTTCTCGCAGATCACCGGCAGCAATACGCCGCCCACGGATCAGTCCGTGCTCTGGTGGCACATCGATGTGAAGCAGGCCAAGCGCTACAACCCGGCGCTGGGCAACTGGTTCGCGCTCACGCCCAATCAGCATTCCATGCACCTGTTCCAGCGCTTGATCGCCGGGGCGGGGGTAGAGGTCACGCTCGACGACAACGACACGCTGGCCTTTTGGGATGTTTCCGCCGTCGACGGCAAAAAGGTGACCGTTGGAAGCTTGAGCGCCCAAGTCATTCGACGACTCACCGTCGGCCGCCGCTTTTACTACAACACCGCGGGCGGCCCGCTCACCCACACTCTGCCGGCCGCCCCATCGGATGGCGACACCGTTCAGATTTACGATAAGGGCGGGAACTTCAAGGCGAACAACCTGACGATTGGCCGAAATGGCAAGACCATCAAGGGAAGCGCCACCGATCTTATCTGCGACGTCTCCAATGTCACCGTCGAGCTACAGTTCATTGCCGCTGACGGCGATTGGCGGATTACCCTCTTGGCAAGGAGCTTTGCATGACTGCTGTCTCTGATCTTATCACCACAGGGGCCGTGAAGAAGGTCTCCAGGGGAACCGTTGCTACTGCTGGTACAAGTGTCGACGTAGCCGTCCCCGCAGTCGAAGATGTCAATAAGGTCTTCTTGTCGTTCCAAGGTGGTTGCGCGTTCGGCGACGTCGGTGTGACCAATGGCAGCGGGTTAATTTTCCGCGGCGGCAACAGCGCCAGTAGCACGATGTTCTGCACGCTTACGATGCTCAATGCCACGACTTTGCGGATCAGCGCATCGCCACCGGGTGGCGCCGCCTTCCGCATCGAAGGCCAATGGCAAATAGTCGAGTTCTTCTGATGAGTCTTTGGACCATTAATTTCCAGGTATCCACGAACGAGGACTGGCGGGACAACATCCTGCTCGTCACCGATTTAGGCGAATCCTCGGAAGCCGCTTTCGACCTGAGCGGCTCGTCCCTCCTGATGCATCTGCGCCAATCACCGGAGGCGCAGAGGATAGACTTGTTGCTATCCACCGACAACGGCCGGATCGTGATCGATGACCCTTCGACCGGCCTTATCAGTTTCGACGTTGCGCAAGAGACTGTCGAGGGGTTGAACCCCGGCGTCTACTTCCACGACATCGTGTGGACCATGGCCGACGACCGCAAGGTGAACCTCGCATCGGGAACCGTCACCGTTGACCTGGGGGTGACGCGCGATGATAATTGATGTCTCCCCCGTTACGAATCCATCACCAACTCCCGTTGATCCTCTGATCGAGGCACAAAGGCTTGGGATCGCACGCGCCGGGCCAAGCGGGCCGGGCGCTACGATTGAGGTCGGGGTGGTTACAACGCTGGAGCCTGGCCAACCAGCGACAGTAACAAACGTCGGGACGGGAGGTGCGGCAATTTTCGACTTCGGCATCCCGAAAGGAGATGCAAGTGGCGGCCTTGACCCTGCGCAGAACCTTGCCGACGTTGACGATGCGGCGCAAGCGCTGGAGAACATCGGCGGGGCTCCGCAGGAAACAACCTACAGCAAGACGGAGGTAGGCGCGCTTCTTTCTGGCAAAGCAGACACCAGCGCAGTCTATTCCAAGGCTGAGATCGACTTGAAGTTAGCTGGGCATGCCGACATCATTTCTGATGAAACGAACGCAGTGCCGGGCGATGGACTTATCGCAGATACCTCCGGTGGCGCGGTAACTGTTCACCTCCCCGCGTCGCCGACGAATGGCAACGTCGTCACGATCTGGCGCGTCGGCAGCAATGCGGTGACGATCGACCCGGACGTCAACACGATCCGTAACGTGTCCGGTTCCCTCGTTCTTGATGATGACGGCCAAGGCGTTCGCCTCACCTTCGTCTCCACCGAGTGGGTCGCTTTCCCGGAGGCCTTGCCTTGAGCACTACCTTTTCCGATCTCTTCGCCAACAGCGGCGCGAAGCTGGTTTATTCCGTCACGCTCACGACGTCGGGCACGTTTTCTAAGCCGGCGGATATCGAAGATAACGACGACGTCTATATATACCTCAACGCCGGCGGCGGGGGCGGCGAGAACAATGACAACGCGGCTGGTCGCGGCGGCAATGGCGGGGACGGTGCGGTCTTTCGCTGCAAGGGCCGAGATTTACCGAGCAGCGTTGCATACCTCATCGGTTCTGGTGGAGCCATGGGCTCCGCCGGCGGCAATACGACGTTCGGTGAGATCACCGTAGTCGGAGGGAAATCTGGCGCCTCTGACGCTGACAATGATGGCACGGCTCCACCTCTTGCGGACAAGTGGTCGCGCGGCACCCGTGGTGTCGGCGGCAGTCAGAACATCTTGTCGGTTGTATGGTACGGCGCTGGCGGTGGCGCCTCTAACGGGACGCCGGGGAAATCCATGTTTGCCGGCGATGGCGGTAACGGGAGTGGAGATAATGCACAAATCCCTGGCGGCGGAGGCGGGCGAAAGCAACCCGGCAAACGCGGTGAGATATCCATCTTTGCGTGCAGGGGGTGAGTATGCGTGTCGCCATCATCGACAACGATCGCGTCGAGAATGTCATCGAGGCCCCCGACCTGATCATTTCCGCGCTTGTCTGCCCTGGGTTCGACGTGGTCGACGCTGATGGCCTCGACATCGGCATAGGATGGGTGCGCGACGGCGAGGCCTGGGCGCCCCCGCCCCCTCCAGTTCCGACCGCGGAAGACGTCGACGCCGAGCGAGATCGACGCATCGTGGCCGGCTTCACCTTCGGGGGCGTGTTCTATCAGAGCCGTCCCGAAGACCGCGAGAACATCATGGGTGCCGGAACGGCGGCCCTCGGGGCGATGATGCTTGGAGCGCAGGCCGGCGACTACCGTTGGCATGGCGGTGACAGCGATTTCATGTGGATCGCGGCCGACAACAGCACCCATCCGATGGACGCGCAGACCGTTTATGCCTTCGGCCTCGCGGCCATGGCGCACAAGACGGCGCACATCTTCGCGGCCCGCGCGATCAAGGATGCGGACCCGATCCCGGCCGACTACACCGACGACGCCTACTGGCCGTAGCCACCGAGACCCGGGAACGACCTCGTCTCGCTCAACCGGGTCTCGATTGCGGCCGACGCGATTACTCACGGCTGCACCTGCAGCATGCCAGACAATCACGAACCTGTGAAGGTATCCCATGACCCGCACCCTCGCGGCGGCCTTGTGCTGCCTGCTTTTGGCCGGCTGTGCATCCCGCGAGGATCGCCAGTGGCGAGACCTTCAAACCATCCTCGAACACGAAAGGGCACGCTGATGCTCGGCACGTTCAAAATCGACAAGAGCAATTTCGGCCACGCGCTGGAGGCTTTCATCATCGCCATCGTCATCACGGCGGTTTGCGTGCTGATCGGCGTCTATTCCCCGCGTCAGGGCTTCCTGCTCGGCTCAGGCCTGGCGCTTGCATGGTACATCGGCCGGGAGAAGCGCGACACAGAAACCGGGCTAGACCTTCCGTCCGGATCGCCGCGGGCGTGGCTGCTGATGTGGATCCGCTGGAAGAACCTGCTCGACCTTATCGGCCCGGCTCTCGTCCATGCCGTCGCGTGGGCGATCTATCTCGACCCGTTCCCCTCCGGCGCTTCTTAGAGGCGGCGCCGGCAACTCGCCGCTTCGGCGGCGCTTTCTCTTCCATCCCGAAAGGACATCCCATGACCGCAACGCTTTCGCTTGCGCTGCTGGAGCGCGCCTATGGACGTGCCTTCAACGCTACCCAGAAGACCAATGCGCAGAGCGTGATTGACGCCCTGACCATCTATGGCGAGCGCTTCGGGCTTCTCCAGCCTCATCGTCTCGTCCAGTATCTCGCGCAGATCATGCACGAGAGCGGCGGGTTCGTATGGGATCGGGAAATCTGGGGGCCGACCGCGGCTCAGAAGCGCTATGAGGGTCGCAAGGATCTCGGCAACACCCAGAAGGGTGACGGCTCGAAATACCGCGGCCGTGGCCCGATCCAAGTCACCGGCAGAGCGAACTATCGTGAGTTCAGCAAATGGGCCAAGGCGTTCGACCCGACAGCGCCGAACTTCGAAGCTGCGCCCGACAAGATCAACTCCGATCCATGGGAGGGCCTTTCGCCGATCTGGTATTGGTCCACCCGCGATCTGAACCGATATGCCGACCGTGGCGATATCGAGAACGTCACCCGCAAGATCAATGGCGGGCTGAACGGGTATGCGGACCGGCTGCGGTACTACGATCGGCTGGCGCTCGCCTTCCTCGGCTATGCCGTCAATGAAATGCCGAAGTTCCAGAAGGCCGCAGGCCTGAAGGATGTTTCTGGCACGTCCGGACCGCTGACGCGCGCCGCGCTGCATGCTGCCCTCCTGAAGCTGACCGCGCCCCAACGTCTTTCCGATCAGGTCGCAACCGCACCCGTCGTCGAGGAGGTTTCCGTCGAGGTCAAAGTTCCTGTGCCAGTCGAAAAGCCCGTCGTGCCCGAAACCGTCGAAAAGGCCGTCAAAAAGCAGACGAATGGCGGAAGCTGGCTCATCGGCGCCGCTGGCGCGGCCGGCACGGCGATGACCGGCGCGTTCGGCGCAAACTGGCAGACCATCGTCGCCGTTGGCGGCGTGGCGATCGTTGCACTGCTCCTGCTCTTCATCATGCGCCGGCAGATCATCACGGCCGTGAAGGAGATCCGCGGGGAGGTTGAACAGTGACCGGCCTCCTCGACGCTCTGAAGCTCGGCGCAGGCGCGATCCTCGGCGGTGTGGTGGTCTACAGCTACGTGCAGGCCTTCACGCTCCCAGCGGCCCGGCAGGAGGGCAGGGACCGCCTCATAGCCGAGCAGGCTGTCCAATCTCAAAAGGAAGAACTGGAAAGGAAGGGCGATGACGCGAACCTCCAGCGTATGGATGATTATTCTTTGTGCACTGCCTATCTTGGCCGGGTGCCAGAGTGCGAATCCCTCAAGCTGCGCGGGGTTTGTGAAGGCGAACCTGTCGCCGATGGGGACGGTTGCCCTTCTGCAGGCTGATCGATCCGGCGCCGAGCGCGTTATCGGGAATGACCGCGCTGGCGAGCGCAAAGGATGCTGGAAATGAGCCCACCCGAGATTGACGCCGCGGTACACCGTCAGCTCGGCGAGCTCGTCGCCGGGATGCACAGCCTGCAGGACTCGATCCGCCGCATGGAAGAGGCGAGCCGGCGTTCGGAAGACAAATCCGAGGCGAGCCGGGCCGTCGTCCACCGCCGGCTCGATGAGGTGGTGGACCGGGTAGGGAAGGTGGAGTCCTCAATCGTCACGGTTCAGGAAGACGTGACGGAAATGAAGCCGGTGACGGATGAGGTGAGGAGGTGGAAGCTCATGGGGATGGGGGCGCTCGCGGTCACCGGCGTGGCGGCCATGGCCCTCGGCGTGACCTTCAGCGAGGCGCTGAAACGGATCGGGATGGTGCTGATCGGGAAAGGCTGATGGCGACAAGGGCATTGACCGAATTAAGCGTCAGCGCTTAAGCTCTGCGCCGTAAGGTCTCAATCTTCTGCAACGCCCCGCGCCCTATCGGGTTGCGGGGCTTTTTTTCGTTTCAGGGCCTGACAAACACATCCGTTTCGTCGGCGGCGATAAGGAATGCCTTCCGGGCTTCCTCCGGGTCTGCGTTTCCCTCCATAACGGCGAGGCACAGGGTTTTGGCTGCGACAAAGGCCTCACCTTCGTCGACTGGCCATTCCTCAAGCAGGACACGCGCGGCTTCCGCGGTGCTTGATACGGTCCGATAGCGCCCCAGCGTGAGCGTCTCGATCGTGACAGGGTTATCCCAGTAGCCGCGGTCCATATCTCCCCGTCAAAACAAAGTGGGCTGTTCCGTTTCGACCGGCAGCAGGATAAGGCCATCGTCGGGAAGCGGCCTTTGCAGCGCCTTCGCCTCGTCCCATGGCGCGCGCATCCACACATCGCGCTCTTCTTCTGTCGTCAGGATGACCGGCATTGCCTTCGGATGGATCGGCTTGACCACGGCGTTTGCATCTGTCGTCAGGAACGCGAAAAGCTCGTGGTCGCCTGGCCGCGGCGTTTTTTGCGAGCCGCGCACGCCAGTCCAGGACGTCCAGACACCGGCAAAAAAGGCCAGCGGTCGTTCCTCGCTGATCGCGAACCACCGCTTGGTCTTCTTCGGCCTCGTGTCTTCCCACTCGCAAAACGTCGTCCACGGAACAAGACAGCGATTGTCCGGCCCGAGCCACCGGCGCCAGTGCGGGGAGCTGATGTTGCGGATATTCGTGACGCCGGTGTCCGGATTGCCTTTGGTGACAAACGGCGGTGACGGCATTCCCCAGGTCAGGGATGCGAGTTCTCTCTCCCCATTGATGTTCCGCACCACAGGTGCCGCCCGATCCGGATAGACATCGAGCGACGGTTCGAGATTGCCGATGTTGCCACGCAGGGCCCGTGTAACGGCGAGGATCATGTCCTGCGTGGAGCTGATGTTGTATAAATTGCACATCTGGGACCCCTTTCACGGGCCGGCGAGAATGCGGATGAACGGGGAGGCGACACCCACGATGGCGCAGCCCAGCAGAATAGTCAGCGCCACCCAGTAGAGCGCTCCTCTGACCATCAGCGCTTGCCCTGCAACACGATGCCGTGACGATCGCCGGCAGAGATCCGCATTTCGAGTTGTTCGTTTGCGAGTATCGAAAGGACGTGATGATCCGCCAGCGAGCCTATTGCCACGCAGGCCTCGGTCTCGCCCCAACCTGCTTCCACCGCACGTGCGATCAGCGCCTGCAGTTCGGCCTCGATGGCCTGCTCGCAGTCGGAAAAACGATCCGCGTAGTCCGTGGGGCGTTGCGGGCCTGTGATTGCCATAGTCTCCTCCAATGATCTGGAGGATAGGGCGGCGGCGTCAACCCGGCAAGGTGCCGTTCCCGCGCGTCGATCCCGGCTCCTTGAACGGGTAGTGCTCCCAGCACCACCAACGTAAAGCTTCTCCCTTGCTACGGGCCAATCCGAAACCGCCCCAGGTGTTGCAGTTCGGATGCTCGCAGTAATGCTCATCGGGTACGTGGGGAAAGGTATCGGTGCGATCGTCTAAGGCCATACCGCCCGTGTAGTCGAGTCTCGACATGGTGTCACCGCCTCCTGCGCCGCTTGCGTATTGGCTCTGGCCTCGGGCCGACTGGGGCAGCGCCATAGAAGCCAGGGGCCAGCTTGGGCGCGCCGGGAGTTGGGGCGGAGACAATGCAGCGCCCCTTTGCCCCGCAGAGAGAACACCGGAAGACCCGTCCAGTCGCCTTCTCGTCTGGCGGGAAGCGCACCAAGTCTATTTCGACAGAGCGGCCACATGGATCGCAATACACCGTCAGGCGGTGATTGAGGGCAAGCATCCCACCCCATGTGGCGGTAGAGGTGTATCCCTTTTCGTCAGACATGCGGTCCCTCATCCGAAGGGCCGCATTCCTTCGTTCTCTATGTGTTCACGTTCCGCCTGAGGCGTAAATGATCCTGGATGAGGGGATAGTCAAGGCAGATCCGACGTTGAAAATGATTCGTCCATCTCGGCGACAGAACGCCTCCAGAACAGGTTTTGCAAAACGCGAAGGATTTGATGCAAAACATCCTCTTGCATTTTTCCGGTAACACGTTGAAAACGCCTGCAAGCGGGCGTGGCGAAACTGGTAGACGCAAGGGACTTAAAATCCCTCGGCCTTGGCTGTGCGGGTTCGATCCCCGCCGCCCGCACCACTGTTTGCCCCGCGAACGCCGTTCGGCGCCGGAGACGGGTGATTCGCAGGCCGAGGGGATCGCGGATACGGCGAAGTGCGATCGCCACCGGCTGCCCTTGAGGCGTTTCCATCGCTCCCCACCCGGAATGTGCCGGCCTTGCAACACATCGCCGTCTCCGTCCACGCGGCAGGACGCAATCCAGAGTCGGTCTCTTGCAAGGTGAAGGAACTCTCGTTTTATTAGCGCCCAATGTTTCAACTTGAGGCAACATTGGGGGCATAGATGAAATTTCCGAAATATTTGACGAAGGCCTATCTGCAGAAGACTTACGGTTCGCTGAGCGGTGTCGGTGATTTTACGGTCAAGCTGACCAAGTACAGCCAGACCTCCACGACGCTGAAGGCGACCGTGGAGATCGACAGCAGCTTCGGCGACAGCACCACCGACATCCTGATGAAGGTGGGCAAGACAACGACGAGCCTGTCGCTGAAGATCAAGGGGGAAGGCTATAGCAGCACGCTGGCCTATTCCACGGCGCAGACGAAGGCCGGCATCACCATCAAGGCGACCTATACCGACAGCTTCAAGACCAAGATGAACTACAGCCTCAACCTCGAAAAGGATGGGGATTTCAGCAAGTTCAAGCTGGTCTATGCCCTCGGCACCGAGAAGATGACCATCACCTCGACGAAGATTGCCGGCGACGTGGTGACGTTCAAGGCGGTGGATGGCGACGGCGACGTGATCGGCACCGCCAAGCTCAACCTCAAGGCCTTCGGCGACTATTACGACAAGAGCGACAAGTATCTCTTCGAATCGGCCAAGACCGCCGAGCTCTTCAGCAAGCTCCAGCTCAAGTTCACCAGCGTGAAGAAGAAGGCGGGCGAGCCGGCGGACGACGATCACGGCGGTGCCGACGCCTTCGTGTTCAAGAAGGTGGCGGCAGCCGGCAGCGACCACGGCGATGCGGCCTTCGCCGCCCGGCCCTTCGCCATCGACGATGCCTCGGGCGCGACGGGCTCCGACGCGTTCGACTTCCTCGCCTCGCAGGATCACGGCCAGCCGGTCCATGTGGCCAAGCATGTGCCGGACCTTTTCTGA